ATCACCCACGCGGTGGATCCGGCCTCGCCCGCCGACCGCGCGCGCACGCGGGAAGAAGGCGCGCTGTTTGTCGATGCGCAAGGGCATCTGCGAACCGCACTGGCCCTGGCGCGACCGTTGCCGGCGCGGTGGACGACGCTTGAAGGTGATGCCGGAGACGTCCTGCCCGAGCACCTCGACCACGAGAAACCCGACCTGGTCGTGACCGGAACGGGCCGGGACTACACCCTGGGCAAGATCATTCTGGGAAGCCTTGCAGACCGTATCGCGGCCGCGTCGCGCGTTCCGCTACTGGTCGTGAAGCGGCGGCCGGTCGGGCCCTACCGGCATGTGCTCGTGGCCTTCGACGGCTCGGCGCGGGCCGGCGCGGCCCTCGCGACCGCCCTTCAATTCGCACCTGGTGCGCAGGTTCTGGGCCTGTTCGCGGCGGGCGATGTGGATCCGGCCAGGGCGGACGCGAAAACCGTTCAAGCGGCGTTCGACCGCGTGCTCGACGCACATGCCGCCGCTGCCAGCGCGCCGCGGCCCAAGGCGGATCTGCACGTTGCGGGAGAAGACATCCTGTCGGGCATGATCGAGGCCGAACGGAAGTGGAAACCAGATCTTTGCGCCTTCGGCCGCTCGGAGAAGCCCGGCCTGCTTGCGCTGGAGCGGGGCAGCCACTCCGGCTTGCTGATGGCTCACCTGCGGAGCGATACGCTTCTTGGACAGCGATAGGGATGCGACGCCCAGTGACATGGCTTCAGCCGATCTTCGCGCCCCAGAACGACGTATGATCCGCCGCGAAATACCCGTCCGCCGCCCGGAAATACCCCTGCAGTTCCACGGTATCGCCAGCCGCCAGTGGCACCATGGTCTGCAGCCAGAGCGCGGTGGCGAGCGACTTGTGGGAGCTGGAGACTTCACCGAAGGAGCCGCGGATTTCGGTCGTGCCGTTCAGGACCAGCCGCCCGCGCATCCGTGCCGAGGTGCTGGCATTGACCTTGTAGAGCAGGCTCGCGCCGAAGAGGTAGGTGCCTGCAACCGGCGCGGTGAAAAGGTTGGTCGCCGGGTCGAACGCGCCTTGATCATTGGCCTCGACCGCGTTGATGCCGATTTTCGTCCAGGTGGCGAGCGCGACGTAATTGTCGTAGTTGGTGTAAGCCTTGAAGCGTGGCAGTTGCGGCTGCTCGACGATGCCGGTCGCACGGTCGACGGTCAGCGCGTCGCGCCAGGCCGCGCCGTCGGGGCTCACCTTCAGGGTCAGGTCGTCGGAGCCGAGGAGCCCGAATTCCGCCCGCCCGGAAAACCCCGTCTGCAGCAGGAAGGACAGAACCCCGGCGGCAGTTTCCTTGTTGAGGGTTAGGTGCAGATCACCGGTGCCGCCTTCGGCCGCGGTGAGCGCGGTCCAGAGTGCCCCGTTCAGCTTGGCAGAAAACGGGTTCGACGCATCCGCTGTGGTGCCAATGCCCAGCCGGGTGAGGCCTTGCAGCGCGTCCGGCGTGACGCCGACCCACCCTGCGCCATCGAAAACCAGCAGCACCGCCTCGTCCTCGACCCAGACCCGCCAGCCAGCTTGCGGCGCGAGCCGGACCCACACCCCGCCGGAAAACAGCGCCACGTCACCGTCCCAGCCGGCCCATGCGCCGGTGGCACCGGTGGCCACGATGTAGCGATCACCTTCCGTCGGGCTCGGCGGTGGCGTTGTCAGATCCCGGTCCTTCACCGAAAGCTGCACCAGCCCGTCAAGCCGGTCGAGGGCTTCGTTGTGGGTGACGTGCTTCTGCGCCTGCGCGGCAGCGATGTAGGGAAGCGCAAGGTTGGGGGTGGTCATGAGGGCCTCAAGTGATGGTGATGGTGATGGTAGCCTCGGCGGGTATGCCCCGGCCGAGCAAGGGCGAGATCTGGGCCACGCGAATGGTCAGCGTGGCGCCCGGCGCCAGCGCCGCGCCCCAGTCGGCCACCTGGTCGGCGGTGCTGTAGGTGACGCTGGCCGTCCCCGCCGCCAGCGTGCGCTTGACTGTCGCACCGTCAAGAATGTCGATCTCCCAAGATTCCGGCTGGTCGAGGAGCGGCACCTCGGTCGCCTCCCAGCTGTCGGCCGCCGGGTCGCGGGAGCGGCGCGTCCAAGAGAGGGTAATGTCGCCCGACGGCTCGGCCTTTGCCGCGAGATGCACCGGCGCGAAGGGCCGGAGCGAGGCGCCCGATGGCGTCAGGGACAGGTGGCTATAGCTCGCATCCGACACCGGCCGCGAGGCCGGCCCCACGGCGAGGTTCCATGGCAGCCCGATCTCGCCAGCCGTGAATGGCAACTCAGTGACGGCCGTGTCCAGCACCACCACCCGCGCCCCGGTGGGCGCCGGATTGCCGATTGCGTGCTCCGTCCCCCGCTGGCCGCGCAGGAGCGTGGTCAGGCGATAGCGGCTGGGGGCGATGAGCGTGACGTCTCGGGCCTGCAGGACTTCCCAGGTTCCGGGCGCGCGCTCCACGGCGAAGGCGTTGGCGCCTGCGAAGAGCTGCAGCTCGGTGACGCTTTCAAGCTGGCCCCAGGGGAGATCGATCTCGAGAACCGATCCCCGATCCCACCGCCAAGGCGGTCCGGATGGCAAATCGCTGACCAGCGTTCCGATCCGCGCCCGGCGGGTGATCGTGGCGAAGCTCGCCCAGGCCGATGTCTCGGGGGAGCGCAGAACGGCAACGGTGCCCGGCCAGGGATCGGCATCGACGGCAATGAGCGGTCGGGGTGGCGTGTGGGCGCCGGTCAGCTGCGGCAGATCGAGGATCGCCACCTGCGGCGCGCCGAGGGGCACGGAGCGGGCCACGGCGGCTGTGCGTTGGGCTCCCGGCGGCAGGTCGTAGACCTCGCGGTCCTGGCGGGTGGCCTCTATGCGCCGGGAGAGCCCGTCGGCAATGCGGGTGAGGCGGAACTCGGTGGCGGTGTCGTCGGTAAAGATTACCGCATCGCCCGGATCGAGCGCGAGGCGCGACGGCGGTAGGGAAAAGCTCGCCCGTTCGCGCCCGATCCAGGTCTCCATCAGGGCGCGGCGGCAGCGGCGTTCGGCCTCCTCGGGGGCGACGGCGACGGGGAAACTCTCGGCGGTCACGCGCACCGCGCCGGTGGTGATGCGGCGCGCCTCGACGAGGGCGCTGTCATAGTCCTCGTCGGCGCGCGCCACGCTCCAGCGCAGGACCTGCGGAAGCTCGGTTTCCTGGCCTCGGGTTCGCTCAATGCCTTCGCCGTTCCCGGCCACGAGATCGTCCGGGGTCAGCGTGGCCACCGGCGCGGCGCCGCGCAACCTGAAGCGGATCACGCCCTCGCTCTCGACCGCATCGAAACCGAAGTGGCGGGCCAGCATGGAGACGGTGGTGCGCGGGCTTTCGATGGCCGGGATCACGAGCCCCTCGACGGCACCCCAGAGGCCGGAGACGTCGATGTGAGCGGCGTCCATGCCGGCGGCGAGGCACAGGCGCCGCACCAGCGCGGCAAGCGAGACCGCACCGAGGCGACCAGTCAACCAGTGGCCGAGCTGCCAGTTCGCGCCATCCGACCAGACGTCGGTGAGCGCCGGGAAGAACGGATGCGGGCGGGCATCCCAGGTCCACGCGGCGCTATCCTTGAGCTCTACCATGGTCTTGCCGGTGACCGTGGAGACCGGGTTGTTCGCCGGATCGGCCCAGTAGAGCGCTGTCGCCTCGAGATAGGCCCTCTGGATGGCATCGTCGCGCCAGCCGCGGGAGAAGAATGGCGCCGTGCTTTCCGACGACTTCGGGTCGAAAAAGACGTTCGGCTGGTTCGTGCCCCGGTCAATGGAGGGGCAGCCGAACTCGGTAAAGCGGATGGGCTTGGACTGTGGCGTCCATGCCGTCGGCGTCGCGCTTTCAACGCCACCGGGGCGGTCGTAATGCGGGTTCGACCACCAGCTCACCAGGTCCTTGTAGCGGAAGACCCAGTCCTTGCCATAGGCCCCATCCGAGATCGGCGTGCGGATCTGCGCCTCGCGGTCCGCCGCGTTCACGTAGAACCAGTCGAAGCCCTCACCGCCGGCGATGTTCGATTGCAGGTAGGCGCGGTCATACACCGCCGGCGCGCCCGCAACCGCATCCGCGTGCTCGAAGCCGTCCCGCCAGTCGGAGAGCGGCATGTAGTTGTCGATCCCGACGAAATCGATGTTGGCATCGGCCCACAAGGGATCGAGATGGAAGAACACGTCGCCCGAGCCATCGGCAGGCTGGTGGCCGAAGTATTCCGACCAGTCGGCGGCGTAGCTGACCTTGGTGGTGGGCCCGAGGATCGCGCGCACATCAGCCGCGAGGCTCCGGAGCTCCGCCACCGCCGGATAGCTCTTCGCGCTGTCGCGGATGGTGGTCAGCCCGCGCAGTTCGGAGCCGATCAGGAAGGCATCGACTCCGCCGGCCGCCGCGCAGAGATGGGCATAATGCAGGATCATCCGCCGCCAGCCCCAGTCGGCGCTGCCGGTCCAGGAGACCGTCTCGCCCGAGACCGCGAAGTCGGAGACCTGCGCATTGCCGAAGTAGGCAGCGACCTGGCTGGCCGCCGTGGCCGACTTGTCCACCGTGCCCGCGTAACCGGGCGCCGGCGAACAGGTGATCCGCCCACGCCATGGCAGCGCGGGCTGGCCGATTGTGGCGACGTTGTCGCTGTAGGGGTTCGGCAACGTGTTGCCCTCGGGGACATCCATGAGGATGAAGGGATAGTAGGTGACGCGGTAGCCCCGCGCCTTCATCTCCTTGATTGCCTGGACCACGGCCGCGTCGCTCGGCGTGCCGCCATAGACCGGCCGGCCCTCGGTATCGGTCGAGACGAGATGCGCCGCGGCCCGGTTCACCCCGTTTACCTGCCAGACCTGCGGTGTGGTGGTCTTGGTGGCTGTCTCGACGCCGGGACGAATGGTGCAATGGCCCGCGCGCAGGTCGTTGCCGAACCACGAGACCACCAGCGACACGCTTTCGACCCCCGGCGCCAGCGCCTCGAGCCGGTCGAGCGAAACCAGGAAATCCGCCCTGTCGGTCTCGGCATGGACATTCTCCGGCGTCGTCTTCGCGCCCTCCTTCCGCATCACCGGATCGGTGGCATAGACGAACTCGCCCGCGCCGGGGATCATGGTCACCGCCCGGATCGCGCCTTCGGCCGTGTCGGGGTCGGCGAGCGGCCGGAAAACCTCGAAGGAAAGCTGCGGGATGCGATTGCCAAAGGGGGTGAGGTCGAGTTCCTCGAAGACGACATAGGCCGTGCCGCGATAGGCCGGCGCGCCTTCGGCGCCCATCTTCCCGGCGATGAACGGGTCGGCCATTTGCGCCTCATCGCCCGGATACCAGCGCCGAGTGACGGTGGAAGTATCGAGAAGCTCCCCATCGGCCCAGATGCGGCCGATGCCGGTGATCGGGCCTTCACACAAGGCGACCGCAAAGGACGCCGTATAGGAATACTCGGTCGTGGTGACCGTCGGCCCGCCGCCCTTGCCGCCGCCCTGGGTGCTGGTGCTGACATGCTCGGTGAAGTCGGTGGCCCAGATGATGTTGCCGCCCAGACGCATGCGGCCGAAGACGCGCGGGATCGTGCTGCCCTCGGTGGCCGAGGTGACCCGCAGGCTGTCGAGCCTTGCACCCTCGTAGCGCTGGTCGGGCTGCAGCGAGCCGACGATCCAGCTGTCAACGACAGACCCCGCCATGGTGCCGATCGCGCCGCCGATGGTGGCGGCCGAGATGCCGAGGAGACCGCCACCGATCGAGGCACCGATGGCCTGACCGGCCAGACCGAGCACGAGCGTGGCCATTATCGCCTCCAGGGTTGCGGGTAGAGAAAGGCGAAGGCGACGCACCGCCGCCAGGACCGGTTGAAAGGTTCCTCGATCACGCCCAGCCGTTCGCGGGCGTGGATGAGGGTGTCGCAGTCGGTGAAGATACCGAGATGCTTGGCGATGGCGCGCTCGCGCATGCGGAACATCAGAAGCGCGCCGGGTGGCGGATCATGCCTCCCCACCTCGATCATGCAGCCGCGGGCGCCCTCGGCCAGCACCTCGACCGGCCCGGTCTCGCCCCAGTCGCGGCTGTAGGGCGGGATCGGGAACGGCTCAGGCCCCAAAACTTCGCGCCAGATGCCGCGCGCGAGCCCGAGACAGTCGCAGCCGATGCCCTTCACGCTCTGCTGGTCGTGATAGGGCGTGCCGAGCCAGGACCGCGCCGCCGCGATCACCTTCGCCGGCGCAACGGGGCGACGGATGAAGCCCGCGCTCACAGCACGCTCCCGTCATTCGCCTTCCCTTGGGAGGCGTAGCGCAGCACCGTGTCGTTTCCCGGGATATGCGGAAAGCCCCGGAAGTTGGCGGTGTTGCCGAAGCGATCGCGGCAGGTGCCGAAGGCCTTGTCGCAGCCGGCGCGGATGGTGAAGGCGTCGTTCGCGGCAATGGGGCTCGCGGGCGGTTCCAGCAGCGTGATGACCGCCTCGCCGGTGCTCGCCACCTCGTGGCGTTCCACCTCCACTGTCCGGCCAGTATTGGTGCCCGTATCCCAGGTCAGCGTTCCAAAGGTGAAGAGCCCCGTGCCAAAGCCAGAAAGCCCCGCCACAGAAAACGCCCGGTCTCGCAGCAGCACCGCCACGGAACCGCTGCCCTTCCAGGCCGGGTTCTCGAGGTCGATCCCGCAGCGCCCGTCACCCAGCACAGCATCACACCCGGCCTGGAAACTCCGCCCCACCGGCTGGTCGAGCACATGGGCGAGCGAGCGCATCTCGGCGGTGAAGGCCACCCGCCCGCGCCGAATCTCGCCGATGGCACCTCGGCGCATGAGCACGCGCTGGCTCGTGTCGGCCCAGTTCACCCGCCAGACCTCGACCGCTGCCCCGTCCCAGAGCCCCGCGGCAATGTCGGCCTCGGTGATGACGCCCGAGCGCAGCACGCCCTCTGCATCCTGCGCGTCCACCACGAGATCGCCCGAAGCGCGCAGCTCGGACGCCGCAAAGCCGCTTTCGGGCTCAAAGCTGGTGCCATCGAAGGTCAGAGGCAGGTCGTGGTCGGTGAAGCCGAACACCTGGCCGTCGGCGCGGATGATGCGCCAGCACCAGGCAAGCGTCGTGGTGCCCTCGTCGAGATGTGCCTGCAGCGCGGGAGAGAGGGATTTCATCGGCAGGTTCCCGTCATGCGGTCATCGAGATCGGCGATCCAGTCCGCCCATGCCGGCGGCACCTGCGTCACGGTTTCCGCAGGTGGCCGGGCCAGCCGCGCCTCTGCGTAGGAGATGCAGCCGGCATCACCAGGCACCGTCGTTGTTGCGCAGCCGCTGAGCAGGATCGCCAGCGTCGCGGCCGTCACGAACCGCGTCGCGCCCGCGTTCGACCTTGCCGATTGTCTCTTCCAATGCATCGCGTTCGGCCTCCCGTTTGCCCTGACGCTTTCCTTCCACCCGCCCCCAGGCCCGGCCGAGGACAACGCCCCCGACCGCGCCCAGAGCGGCGACCAGCCAGATCAGGAACTCAGTCATCGCCGCGGAACCCGCGCTCGATCCGGTCTCGCAGGCCGATCAGGCCGAGACCGAGAAACATGAGGCCGGCGGGCGAGGCATCACCTGAGCCGGCGAGGAGCGCGACGAGGCGGGACAGTTCGGCGAGCGGGCCGGTGGCGGGAAGCGCGACAGATGCAATGCCCGTGAGCATGGCGAGCAGTCCCGCCCACCATGTGAGCGAAGTCGGTCGGATGTAGCGCATGGGGATCAGGTCCTCCGGATCAGGGTGGAAAGGAAATCGACCAAGCGAGCGTGCCAACTGGTCGGCGGATCGGGTGTGGCGGGAATGGCGGGCTTGGCGGGACGCAACAGTTCCAGCGCCTCATCCCCGGTCAGGCGGCGGATCGGCCGCGAGAAGTCCACGCGTCCCTGCGCGTCCACACCCCATACCGGGATCGTTCCGGTGGGATAGCGGCCATGACGAAACAGGTCGCGTTCAGCCTCGCGTCGGGGGATGATCGAAGCGGGCTTGCGCCAGTTCAGGAACGCGTCGGCGGCGGCTACGCGATTGCCGGCGTTGAGATTCCGGGTGAGCGCCGCGCGGGCGATGCCGCCGGTGTTGTAGTGGAACGAGACCAGCGCATCGAACTCATGCGGCGCAAGCGGCACGGTCACGGCGCGCAGGACGTCGGCTTCGAAGCGGGCCAGATCGGCGCGAAACAGCCGGAACGCCTCGCGGATTGCCAAGTCGATATCGGCGGGCATCCCACGCGGCATGGTGGCGGGATCGGGTGGCCCGGCGGCGGCCGTGTGGCCGATGCCGAAGGTCCAGGTGCCGGTGGAATCGAGGTAAGGCCCGGGCACGACGCCTTCGTGCCGGGCAAGGGCCAAAAGGCCCCGGTCTGTCATGTGCATGGAACTATCCGAGAAGCGAGAGGAACAGGATCAGCGCGGCCACCGCGAAGCCGACCGCCAGCCGATGGACGAAGCGCTCGCGCGGGCTGCCGGCGACGAGCCGCAGCCCGCGCAGGACACGGACGAGTTCAGTCATCGCGGCCCTCCCGCGCCTGGCGAAGGCGGGCAAGCACCAGTTCGATCACCGCCGGGCCGAAGACGCCGACGAGATAGGCGGCGGAACCGGCGGCCCCGCCGGCCGGGATCGCCTGTGGCGGCAGGCCGAGCCAGCTGGTGATGACGGCCATCGACAGGCTCCCCATGCCGGTCGCGATCAGCCCGCCGAGCAGGATGTGGCGCAGGGCGTCGCGCAGGCGCATCTTCGTGGTCAGCGCGTTGGTGGCCCCGCCGAGCGCGCCCCAGGCGGCGAGGATCACGGCCGTCGAGGCCGCGAGATCGCGCAGCACCGTCGCCACGAAGCCGGAATTGTCGTTCATCGCCGGATCTCCAGGAGCGGGATGGAGGTGATGGAGCCGAGGCGTTCGATATCGAGCGTTACGTCGAGCGTGTCGGTGTCGAAGCGGACGGGGACGTCGAATTCGAAGCCGGCGGTGATTGCGGCACCATTGGCCGGGGCGGTGGCGAAGGTGACGAGGCCGGTGGTGGTGTCGATGGACCAGCCGGTCGCCTGCTCGGTGCCATCAATGGCGACGCGCACCGTTCCGGCGACGGGCTTGGTGATGGCCCGGTTCCAGCTTTGCGCGCCAGACGCGTAGGCCTTCACCAGCTGGAAGTCGGTGGTGGTGCCGTCCCCGGTGCCGATGACCTGGTCGGTCGCCGCGGGCGTCTGGGATGGCGCGCTCGACTTGTAATCGGCCCAGTCCTTGAAGCGGAACCCGTAAAGCCTGCCATTACGGGCCTCGAAGAACGCCACCGCCGCCGCCAGATCGTCCGCGCGGCGGATGCCATAGGCCACGTCGTAGCGGCGGCGCGAATTGGCCCAGCTGGCGTTTCGCTCCTCGTCGCCGGAGGCAAGTTCGACGATCTGCGTGCGGCGCTCCGGCCCGCCTCGTGCACCCCGGCTGATATCGTCGGGGAACCGAACCTGGTGAAACGCCATCAGAGCCCCCGTCTGCCCAGCGACACCGCCCGGGCAATGTCGGCCGCAACTTGCGTGCGCGATTGCCGGAAGCTCTCGGCGTCGCGGGTATTGATGTTGATGGTGACGCCGCCACCGGCGCCGTAGCTCTGCGCCTCGCGGCGCGAGAGCACGCGCTCGCCGCGCTGCAGGATCGCAGGCACCTCGTCGGGCCTGAGGCCGGCCCAGCCTCCACCGTGCATTCGAGGCGCGCCGGCAAAGGCCATGACGGGGGCCATGCGCGACGGTGCCGGCCCGCCAACAATGCCACCCGCATGCAGGACGTTCGCAAACAGCCCGCCCGCGCCGCCGAGGATGCCACCGAGGGCGCTGGCGAGTGGGCCAAGGATGAACCGCCTTGCCGCGAGCCGCGCCAGATCGGCGATCAGCGAAGTGACGAGATCGCGGAAATCCAGCTTGCCGGACTTCACGAACTCCGCCACCGCGTCCTCGGCGCTGCGGAAGGCGCCCACGAGGCTCTGGCCGATATCGGCGCCGATATCGCGGGCCTTGGCGGCGTAGTCTGCCAGCGTCGCGGTCACCGCCGCCCAGCCGGTCGCCGCCTGGTCAGCGCCATCCGCATTAGCCGCCCCGGCCGTGCGGCCGGCCTGACCGGCGGTATCCAGCGCCTCCGTCACCCGATCAGCCGCCGCCCTCGCCTGGTCGAGCGCATCCGCACCGTCCTCGCTGCTTGCCTGCATCGCGGCGCGGAGTGCGTCCACCGCCTCGCGCACGCCATCGAAGGCATGGGCGCGGGTGTCGGCGGCGCGGGAACGCAGCGCATCGGCCTGGTGGCCGGCATTGCTGGCTGCATGGTCCAGATACGACGCGTAGCTCTGCGCGCCGAAAACGTCGATCCGCGCATCCGCCCCGATGCGCTCGGAAACCGCGTTGAAGGTCGGCCCAATCTGGGCGAGGAAGTCGGCCCACTTCGAGGACAGGAAGGCCATGAGCCGCAGCCAGATCGCCTCGATGTCCGCACGCATGGCGCGGAAATCGTCGACGAAGGAGGTGACGGTGACCTTGATCCCGTCCCAGACGGCCTTGGCAACATTGCCCATGAGTTCCAGCGCCTCGCCAAAGCCGCCGGCGCCGCGCACCAGCCGGGTGAACTGGTAGATCAACTCCCCCGCACCGACGATCAGGGCGCCGATGCCAGTGCGGATCAGTGCCCCGCGCAGGACGACCAGTGCGGTGGCGAGACCACGCACGGACAGAGCGGCAGCAGCCAGTCCGGCAACCCAGCGGCTGACGAGGAAGGCAGCGAACGTGGCGGTATAAGTGGTCAGGCGACCGATGTTCTCGAAGAGCCCGGCGATGGCCTGGCCGAGCGGGCCGGTGCGGCTCGCGAGCGTGGCCATGGCATCCGCGACCGCTTCCAGAGCCGGTGCGGCGGCAACGGCGAGCTGATTCGACAGTCCGCGCCAGATCAGCCCGAGCCGTGAAATCGCATCGTTGGTGAGTTCGATCTGGTCGGCGTCGGCTTCCGAGACCACGACGCCAAAAGCGCGCACGTCCTCGGTCGCCTGGCGCAAGGTCGCGGTGTCGATCCGGCTCATGGCGATGGAACCTTCCTCGCCGAAGAGCTGCCCCGCGACGGCGGCACGCTCGGCGGCGGGCACGAAGTCCTCGATGGCGGCGTTGATTGCGCCGACGCGTTCGTCGAGCGGCAGGGTCAGCAGATCGGAGGCCGAGAGCCCCAGCCGGTCCAGCGCCTGCGCGGCGGGGCCGGTTCCTGCGGCAGCCTGGCTGAGACGGCGCGTCAGATCCTTCGTCGCCTGCTCGATCCCGGACATGGTGACGCCGGCGAGTTCGCCCGCCCGTTCCAGCGTCTGGATCGAGGCGACGGTGGTGCCCAGAGACTGGGCCAGCTTGGCCTGCGCATCGACGGTTTGCAGGCCGGACCGCACCATGGCGACGCCTGCCGTCGTGGCAGCCGCGACGGCGGCGGCAGCGGCCACGCGCACGCGCCGTGCGAACCCCGCGAGGCGCGCGTTGGCCGCCTCCATCTCGCGGCTGAGGCGCCCGAAGCCACGGGCCCCGGCTTCGCCGACACCTTCCAGTTCGGCGCGCACCTGCCTGCCGCCGACCGCAGCGAGGCGGACGCTGACCCTCTTCTCGGCCATTGCGTACTCCCTTGAAGCGCAGGACGGATCGCCTTACGTTCCGTGTGTCGATCAGCCCAGAGTAAGAAACATGACCGAGACCGCGAAGCTGTCCTCGAAGTTCCAGATCTCGATCCCCAAGGCGGTGCGCGAGGCCCATGGGTGGAAGGCCGGCCAGACCTTCGCCTTCATCCCCAAGGGGACCGGGGTGCTCGTCGTGCCGGTGCCGAGGCGGGACGATCTCAAGGGACTGGCGAAGGGCGCCAACCCGGCCGATCATCGCGATCACGCGGACCGGTTCTGATGGTTCTCGTCGATACCTCGGCCTGGATCGAGTGGCTGATCGGCTCCCCCACGGGCGACAGGCTCGAGGCGCATCTGCCCGAACCGGCCGACTGGCTGGTGCCGACCATGGTTCAGCTCGAACTGGCCAAGTGGCTCACCCGCGAGGTCGGCGAGGACCGGGCCGATCAGGTCATCGCCTTCACGCAGGTCTGCCGTGTCGTGTCGCTCGACACCGAAACCGCGCTGGCCGCCGCCGAGGCCTGCCGCGAGCACCGGCTCGCAACGGCGGACGCGATCATCTTCGCGACGGCGCGCGTCCACGGCGCCAGGTTGGTGACCTGCGACGGGCATTTCGAGGGTCTGCCCGACGTCACCCTGATCCCGAAAGCGTCGGACTGAAGCCCCCGCCTTCCGAGGCGGCCATCTGTTCGTTGAGCTTGGCGACCATCACCGCTTCGATGACCGGCAAGAGTTCGGCCATTGCGGTGGGCGACACGCCCAGTGCATGCCCAAGCGCGAGCGCGGCCGACATATCCCAACCGATCACCGCGCCGGGCAGCACCCGCAACTGCCCGCCGAGACGGCCGACAAGGTCCCAGACCTGCCAGCCCTCAAGCGTGAGCGGCCGGTTCAGCCGCGCCGGGCAGTCCGGGCAGGCTTGCTTGCAGGCTTCGCAGTATCGCTCGCCCCCGCCGAAGGACCATTCGGCAAGGGCGCGGAGGCGTTTTTTTCCTGTTCCAGAAGCAGGCCCTTCGAGACGTATGCGAGCTGGAAGGCCTCGAAGATCAGCCAGATGTCCAGGAGCGCGTCGATGGCGTCGGGGCTTGGCTCAATCGAGTTACCGTCGGAATCGCCGATACCCTCCCAGGCAAGCACTGCCCGCCGCGCCAGCGCCTTGGCGAAGGCCAGTGCGCGTTCCTCGTTGGAGGCCTCTTCGGGGACGGCCTCCACGGCCGGGTCGCTGCGCGTCGCCACCATCAGGGCCGTGGTCAGCGGACGCAGTTGCACCCGCACGCCGGGCGCAAGTTCGTGCCAGCGCGGTTCATTGGAGAGGTCGAGCGTCAACATGGTCAATAACTCGCAACTGCGTTCTTGAGGACGATTGTGCACATCTGCCCGGCCACGGAATCGTAGGCCGCCTGCCAGTCGAAACTGGCCTGGATGCCCTGCGGCCCCTGGATCTCGACCCGGGGTCGCGGGAGGTAGACGGCATGGGTGGTGATCGTCAGGCTGACATTGGCCGAGATCACCCAGGAGAACTCGAGGCTCGCCGCCGTCCCGTTCAGCGCCTGGTCCATCAGCGTCGTGTCGGCAAAGCGCACGTCGATCTTGCCGGTCAGCGCGGCAATCGAGGGATCGGCCCCGTCTATGCGCCCGTCGTTGCGGATGGTCTCGATGCGTTCGACATTGTTGGCATAGATGAGATCGGCCGAGACGATGTTACCAAGCGCCGTGCCGTTGCGTTTGATCGCCCCGTTGAAATGCCCGAACCGTTGCAGGGCGTAGGCCGTGGGCGTTCCGGCCGCTGTTGATGTGGCGACGCTCTCCCCCTGCGCCACCAGCTTCACATCCGCTGTCAGTAGGCCGGATCGCTGCATGGCGATGCTGAGCTGATCGAGCACGCAGCCGGTGTACATGGCAAAGCGCGGGATCTCCGGCATCGCCACCTCGATCGCCACGCTGGGCAGCGACCACGAGCCCGACTTGAAGGTGTGGGTCTTGTTGGTAGTGCCGGTGGTGGTGGGCGCCCCAAACGCTGCTTTCAGCCAGAAGCCGAAGGCCTCGGCGTCGAGCGGCACGGTGATGTCGCCATCGGCCGTCACCGCGTCCTTGATCGGCGCCAGCGGGTCGCGGCCATAGCCGAGCAGTTCCGAGGCCAGCAGCGGCTGCTCGGCCCCGAGCGAGGCGCTGGCGAAGGGCATCTGCATGAAGCCCGAGGCCGGCGCGGTGCCATAGGTCGTCTCGAACGCGGCCGCGAGCTGCGACCGCGCCCCCTGGGCGCGTGCCATGGTGTTCTCCTGTGTTTGGGATCAGGCCAAGGGATCGGCCGTGGAATAGTGCAGCACCACCGGGATGACGGCGGCCTTGAGGCTCGCCGCGCCCTCGATGGGCAGATCGACCGGCCGCGGCGCTTCCGCTTCGACCCAGTCGCACAGGCCGCCCAATGTCCGGTCAGCGGCGAGCGCCGCGCCGATGCTGGCGATCAGCGTGTCGAAGGCCCCGTCACGGTCAGCGCCCTGCACGACCGCCTCGATCTCGGCGCGGTGCTGGTAGTGGTAGGCGAGCGGCGACAACGTCACCTCAGGCCCGCCCGGCTCGCCGTCGCGCAGTATGACGAGCCCCCCGGCCGGCACGCGCTCGGGCAGCACCTCGCCCCGCAGGACGGTGGCCGGCAACGCCGAGAGCCGCGCATGCAGCGCGGCGAGGATGGTTTCGCGTGGGGTGGGCATCGAAGCCTCAAAGCTATGCGATGGGTCCGGTCAGTCGTCCCGGCGCGGCAACTCCGTCAGCCGCGCGGGAAGATCGCGCCGCCCGTGCAGGAAATCGACGATGATCACCCGGTCGGGCTCATCCACGAACACGATCAGGTGCTCGCCACAGCGGGTGAAGCGCAGATCCTCGGGCAGGCGCGGATCAATCACCTTGGCGCAGCTCTGCCACGGGGCCTCGTCCCGCGCGATTGCCGCGCAGCGGTCGATCAGGTCGGCTTCGTAGGCCTCGGCCTGTCGCGGGCCGAATGTCTGGTAGGTCCAGAGCGCGATGTCGACGAGCGATGCTTCGGCTGCCCGTGTCAGGCGCCATGGCTTGCCGCTCACCGCGCGGTCCGAGCCGCGCGGAAGGCCCGCCGGATGGCGTCTTCACCCGAACCTTCGGCAAGATCGCCGCGCCGGGCCTGGTCCAGGCTGGCCTCGAGCCGCGCGCGCAGAGCATTGAGTTGTGCTTCCTCGCGTTCCAGAAGCCGCAGCCCCGCGCGCAGGGCCTCGCTGGCATTCTGATAGCGCCCCGAGGCGACCAGGCGATCGACCAGCGCGGACTGGCTTTCGGTGAGGACGACGTTTCTCGTGGCCATGGTTTTTTCTCCTTCATTGGCAATATATGCCAATAAGGGGAAGCTGTCGACCATGGGCGTCAGAGGCGGGTTTCCACCCAATTCGCCACGATCAACCCCGGCACGCTGTCGAGCGCCCGCTCGGCGTCGCGATCAAGGTTCAGCCGCTTCGGCAGCCTGACCTGCGGGACCAGCAGGAAGATCGGCACGGTGGCGCGGCCGCGTCCGGTCTTCGAGCGGGAGGCGACACCAAGTCCGCGCGTGTTGAGCCGCCCATCGGCCACCAGCAGGCTCGGCCCGCGCCGGCGATAGACGAAACGCAGGCGCAGGCCGCGCCGCCGCTCCCATTCGCCGGGGGTCAGCTTCGCCCCGCGCCGCCCCTTGCCGGCGGCGGGCAGCGGGATCGCCAGCCAGAAGCCGTCGCGAGAGCGGATGAGCGGGCCGGTGTCATGGGCGCCGACGATGACGGGCGCCTTCGACCAGACCAGCGCGGCGGCGTTCAGGCTTTCGCCGACCTTCGGGTAGGTCTGGCTCCGGATCGAGTTGGCGAGCCGCCGCCCGAGCCCCGCGCCGGTGATCTGCCCACGCCAGGCCGTCTTCAGCCCGGTCCCGGCCTCGCGCATGGCGGCGGTGACGGCCTTCTCGCCCGCCTTCACCTCGGCGGCCATGGCGGCGACGAGATCCGACGTGACGTCGAGCTTCAGTTTCATCGCAGGTCACGCAGGGCGCAGGTCCACGGTCCAGACCAGCCGCTCGCGGTCGCGGACGGGTTCGCCCTGGATAAGGAAGGCCGCGCCGTCGATCTCGATGCGGTCGCCGGGGCGCGGGTTTGCGACCTCGGCCACACGCAGATCCACCCGCGTCGTTTCCGACCAAAGGCGCGCATCGCCGAAGCCGGTGACGTCGTCGGGCCGGCGCAGGATGGCGCGCACCAGCACGGGCGCGCCGCCCTCGGCGGTGTAGACCACGTCGCGGCCGAGATGCGGGTCGGCGAAGAGCGCGTC